CTCTACTAATCCTATATCCCATAAGGGTTTGCGCGAACTGGCAACGACTGGCCGCTATCAGCCAAGACTAGAAACGACTACGCACAGTGGGCACCAATCACGCGCGGCTGATATAGCTGATTTTTCGGAGAGGGTTTTAAACATGCCTTTGATGAGTTGGCAACGTCATTGCTTAGAGGGTTTAACGGCTTTTGATGATGACGGGAAATGGTTACACCGAATTGGGCTTATTAGTGTTGCGCGTCAGAATGGCAAGAGCCTTTTAAGTAGCGCGGTTATTGGTCATTGGTTGACTAAAGAAACAGAGCTACGCGGCCAACCGCAAACCGTTATTAGCGTTAGTCATAAGTTGGATTTAACCGCCGCGCAATTCAATTACCTTGCCCCAATTCTTGAAGCCAAGTTTGGTGCAGAGGTTTCATGGTCTTATGGCCGGCAAAAGGTAACTATGCCTAATGGCAGCGTTTGGCACATTCGCGCCGCTACCCCGGCAGCCGGTCACGGTTACAGTTGCGACCTAATTACGGCAGACGAAGTATGGCAAATATCGGAAGCCGCCATAGACGACGGTTTGCTTCCGTCTCAACGCGCCCGGCGTAACCCTCTTTGCTTGCTTGTGTCCACGGCGGGTACGCAGGAAAGTACGGCCCTGTTGCGTTGGCGTGACCAAGGCTTAAAAGCAATAGACACAGGCGAAAAAACAAACCTGTACTTTGCCGAATTCAGCCCGCCGCCAACACTTGACCCTATGACTGTTGAGGCATGGGAATACGCCAACCCCGCCTTAGCGGGCGGCCTAATTGAAATGGACGTAATCCAAGGCGAAGCACAAGGCCCGAACCGCAGCGCGTTTTTACGTGCGTCGGTAAACCTATGGCAGGCCGTGTCTAATGGTTGGTTAGCGCCGGGCGTTTTTGAAGCTTTAAGCACCGAGGAAAAAGCGCCACCGGGCGGAGTGCTTGCCGTTGAAATGGCGTTAGACGAAAGCACGTATACAGCCGTGCGCGCCGTCCAAGTAGATAATAAAACCCATGTTGTTTTGGCGTTTGTTGCCGAAACTGTTACCGAATTGTGGGAAAAGGTAGAACAGCAAATAGCCGAAAACCCCAATTTAAAGTTGGCTATTGTGCCCGTTTTAGAAAACTCTTGTCCGTTGAAATACGAAACTAGGCGCGTAATTGTTGGCTACAAAGAGTTGTTGAAATGGACTAGCGCGGTACGTGCCATGATTTTAGAAAACAAACTTACGCACAACAACCAACAGCTACTAAACAGCCACGTTGAACGGGCAGTACTGATACGCGAAAAAAACGGCATAACGGTTAGCAGTTTGAGAAGCCCCGGGCCTATTGAGGCTTGCCGTTGTATGATTTGGGCGGCAGCGTTAGCGGCCCGTCCACAAGCGATAGGTAAACCCGTAATTGTTACGAATTACCGCTAAAGTCGTTTTGGCATTAGTCGGCTTGCTTTCCGTCGGGGATTGCACGGCGCCGGCTAGTGCCACCTAAAACCCCGAGATTGTGACACAATAAAACTATGGCGATTTTTAATAAGAAACCCGAACCTACAAAGGTTGTTAAAGCCGCTGCAGGTAGCAACGCCGGCGCGTCACAAATTGGCAACTTTTATGCGTATTCAGACGGTGTTACGCGTAGTCGTTTTATGCAGGTGCCTACTATTTCGCGCGCGCGTGACCTTATGGCAAGTGTTATTGGTTGCTTGCCGTTGGTCATGTACAAAGAAATGTGGAACGGCGACGAAATGGAAAAGGTGCCGGAAGCGCCACGTAGTTGGTTACGTCGCATTGACAAAGGCGTTACAAATAACTTTATACTAAGTTTTACATTTGATGATTTATTATTCTACGGTCGGGCTTTTTGGTATATAACCGAAAGAACAGCCGACGGCTACCCAAGTGCGTTTACGCGTTTACCTGCCGCGATTGTGACAACACAAGACCAAGCCCAAGGTAACGGCGTATGGTTTGGCCCGTCTAAACAGATTTTGTTTCAGGGTTTACCTATCCGTTGGGAAGATTGCGTACAGTTTTTAAGCCCAATACAGGGCCTTATTTACACCGGCGCAACGTCAGTAGATACCGCGCTAAAACTTGAGCAAGCAAGAAACCGTAACGCTTCAAGTTTGCAACCTGCAGTAACTTTGCGCCAAGTTGGCGGGGAACCTATGTCACCGCAAGAGTTGCGCGATTTGGCCGCTGCCTATGATGAGGCGCGTTTTGCGTCGGCCACAAGTGCGGTAAACGAATTTGTAGAGGTAATTCCAAACAACGCAACACCGGACAAAATGCTTCTTATTGACGCCGCCGAATATCAGGCTAAAGAAATTGCCCGTATCGCAAACGTCCCCGCGTACCTCGTTTCCGTGAGCATTGGAAACTACTCTTATGTTTCAAGTAGCGAAGCGTCGCGCGACCTTTACACGTTTGGCGTTAAACCGTACATAGATTGCATACAAGAAACACTTAGCGCGGATAACGTGCTACCACGTGGCACCGGTGTTATGTTTGATATTGAAAGCTACTTAGCCAACGAATACGACACAAACGTAGAAGTACAAGAAACGCCCGAGGAATTGAGGGAAAGCAATGCTTAGATTAGCCCCGCAGGAATTAACTTTAGACGCCGCGCAAGGTGACGCGCTGCCACGTCGTACCCTTGCCGGCGTCGCTATCCAATACGGGGTAGACGCCGTGGTATCGGACGGCCAAAAGGTACGTTTTGAAAAAGGCTCTTTGCCACTAGAGGGTAAAAAGCCCAAAATGTATTTGTACCACAATTCCGAAATGCCTATAGGCGTCGTGACCAACCGTACCGAGGTTGACGATTTTGTAATGTTTGAAGCCAAAATTAGCGAAACAGCCCTCGGAAATGAGAGCCTGCAGCTAGCCCTAGACGGCGTTTTAGATAGCCTTTCCGTTGGTGCTATCCCGGTTGAATTCAGTTTTGACGAAGCCGGCACCATGATTGTTACCAAGGCCGAATGGCAGGAATTGTCTTTATTGCCTTATGGCGCGTTTGAAGCTGCCAAGGTAGAACGGGTGGCCGCAAGTATCCACCAAAACGAAAACGAAGTAGAGTTAAATAGTGAACAGGACACAGAAAAGGAAGTAACCGAAATGTCAAACCCAGTAGAAACACCTGCAGTTGTTGAGGCTTCAACAGTACAAAGCATTTACGCACAACCACGTAAATTGCGTTTGCCTAGCACGTCGGAATACATTGCTAGTTATGTGCGCGGCGGTGCAGATTTTGCACAACTAAACGCAAACATTAACGCGGCACGTATTGAAGCAGCGCCGGGCGTTGCGCCATATATCAATACTGAAAGTACCCCGGGAATTTTGCCAGAAATCATAACCGGCAGCACGTACGATTCGCTTAACCCAATCAGGCCGTTTGTGTCGGCAATTGGTACACGCGCAATGCCAACAGCAGGTGCAACTTTCCGCCGTCCAAAGATTACGACGCGCCCAGTAGTAACACAGCAGGCCGCACAGTTTGACCCGCTTAACGCTTCAACCGTTGTTGTTTCAAATAACGACATTTCAAAACTAAGTTTCGGTACATACGTCACCGTTTCGGAACAGGATTTGGACTGGTCAGACCCAAGCAGCATTGACATTATTCTTAACCAGTTGGCTATCGCTTACGGACAAGCAACCGACAACTACGCCGTAGACACTTGTCATGCAGCAATTACACAAACCGCAAGCGTGGCCGACACCGCAGTAGGTGCCGATTGGGTAGCAGCAATTTACGACGGTGCCCGCCAAATTTCGGAAACGTCTAACTACTTGCCAACGCATATGTTTGTAACGCCTGCAAGTTGGGCAGCCCTCGCCGCTTCAACCGACGACCAAAACCGCCCGGTATTCCCATACACAGGCGCACCTAACCTTATGGGTCAAAACGCTGCCGGCAATTCGTCAGCTACCTCATGGAACGGCAACCCGCTTGGGTTGGTGTTGGTCGTTGACAAAAACGCGCCCGGCTCTTTCATGGGTCACGCTGCAGGCCCGGCCGCAGGCTTTGAATTCTACGAACAGCAAAAAGGCGCTATCAGCGTTGAAGTACCGGCAACAATGGGCCGTACGATTGCTTTCCGTGGTTACGCTGCCGGCTTTATGGCAGACGCAACCAAGTTTGTTAAATTCGTCTGATAACCGAAAGGTAGGCCTTTATGGCCGTCTATTCGGTCACACAAAAGTATTTAACCGATAACTACGCGGTTGTAGTACTACTAACTAACGCAGACCCTTTAGAGGTTGGTCAGTCCGTAACTATTGCGGGTGTTGACGCAACCTTTAACGGTACCTATACGGTGCGTGAGTTGCCACAGTATTACTACACCGGCGTAGACGAACAAGGTTTCTTGCATTACGACATTGAAACCCCAATACAAAACCAAGTGCTATTTGCTAAAACGGCTGCAAACGTAAACATTGTCGCAGCTACAGGCACGTTGACAACTACGCCACAATGCACGTGGGTAACAACGGACGCACAGGTAGAGGATTGGTTAGGAATAGGAACCGCTACAAGCGCCGACCAAACATTTATAACCCAATGCCGGTTGGCCGCCAACGAATTTGCGTACAGGCGCAGGGCCGAGGCGGGCTACCGCAACGAAAGCCTAAGCACCGTACCTAACCCGTCGGTACTACTTGGCACTATTGCTTATGCCGGTTTCTTGTATAGGCAACGTGGGTCAGTAACAGACTTTGCCAGTTTTGACGGATTAGCCGCCGGTGGCAGCATGGGCCTTAGCCCAATGATTAAGCAACTACTAGGCGTAGATAGGCCGGCGGTTGCGTAGTGCCTGTTGCATACACAGACCTATTTAACGAGGCCTTAGACGACCTTACAGCCACGTTACAGAGCATTACAGGGCTACAGGTAGTAAACGACCCGCGTAACCTTGTGCCGCCTTGTGCTTTCATTGACGCGCCTAGTTTCGTGGCATGGAACTACAACATAGTTAAATTAACGTTCCCGGTACGCCTAATTACCCTTGGCCCCGGCAACTTGGACGCGCAACGTAGCCTTATGAACATGGCGGCAAAAGTGTTGGCTAAAAACGTAGCTGTAACGGACGGACGTCCAACTATTGCCATAATCGGCGGTAGCGAAATGGCCGCCTATGATTTAACTATTGAAATGCAAGCCCAAACAAGTTAGGTGCCTATGTACATTATTAAAAGTCCACGTGTCGGTGTTGTTGGTACAGAGTTTGTACCTAAGCCGGGTGTACAGATAGCCGGCCTTATTTGGGGCGGTTTCATTGTAGAAGTTGCCGACGAAGCAACCGACGAAGTATCCACACAAGAACCTAAAAAAAGTGCTAAAAATAAGAAAGCAACGAAAGAGGATTAAACACCATGGCTACAAGTACTTACCTTTCTAACCCAGTAGTAACCGTTAACGCGGTAGACCTTTCCGACCAATGCACGGCGGCAACTTTTACGCAGCGTTACGACCAACTTGAAAACACCACGTTTGGCAAAACAGCACGTACCTACCAATCAGGTTTGGGCAACCATGAAGTAACCCTTACCCTTTATCAGTCGTACGCAGTTTCGGAAACTTTTGCTACGTTGGAAAACGTCGTAGGCGGTTTGGTAACTGTAATTGTTAAGCCTGCAGTTGGTGCAGACGGCGCAACTAACCCGGGCTTTACCCTTACTGGTGCGTTGCTTTCAGAATTCCCAGTAATAAACGCAACCATGGGCGAACTATCAACCATTGACGTTACCTTTACCGGTGGCGTTTACACCGCAGACGTAACACCGTAATTAGCGCCGAATAATCGGCCCGACACGAAAGTAGGCACTAATGCAATTAACCCTTGAAGTAACCAACCATGAGGGCACATACCAAGTAACTAGCAATCTATTTACCATTGTGTTATGGGAACGTCGTTTTAAACGTAAAGCCGCCGACATGGCAAACGGCATTGGTGTAGAGGATTTGCTATACCTTGCATGGGAAGCTAGCAAACAATCCAAAATTGTTGTACCCGCAGAATTTGACAAATACTGCCAACAGGTAACAAACATTGAAGTAACCGCGCAAGAGGCCCCAAACCCTACCCAAGCGGTACCTACCGACGGCAACTAGCCGAACTGTTAATAGCAACAGGGTGGGCGCCGCATTGGTATAGCGCTACGTTTGACACACAAGATTTAGCAACGGTGGCTAAAGTTTTGGGAGAACGAAACAAAAGGTAACAACCGTGGCGCAATCAAAACCAATTTTAGAGGTTCAAGGTATAGACCGAACCTTAGCGCTATTAAACAAAATAGACCCAACGTATAGGCGCGACGTCACTAAACGTATTAAGCGCGCCGGTGACGTCATGATTACCGAAGCCCGGCAAATGGTAACAACCGTTGTAGGCGTTAAAGGTGCCCCGCTATCGGGCATGAACCGTGGCACGCTTATTAAAGGCCGTGAGATTAGATGGAATACCGCAACCGTAAACAAAGGTTTTAACGTAAAAGTTGGTTCACGTGCCACAAAAGAACGGTACGTAAATTTTACGCGTTACACCGACGGCGTGGCAACACATA